ACTGGGGTGACTTCTGTAGAGAAGATTATCAGTACAGCCATTGTTACAGGTGCTGCCGGTGCTGTAAAAGCTATTACCGGATATAATGGTGATAAGGATGTGATTGTAGAGTTTGCAGAACCACAGGATTTGATTCTTGATGGAATGAGCATCACGTTCGCCGGTGCCGCTGTTCTTACAGAACTGAACAAAACACACGCTCTTGTGAAAATGGAAGATGGTCGTATCCTTATTCCTGGCGTCGCGTTCTCCGGTGCTGAAACGGCTACGGATAAAATGACATTCAGTGTTCATGAAGCCGGCTTTAAGAACATTGAGGAACCCAACTCTGAAGATGTAGTGAAAACAGCTTTCGCCGCAATGACATATGCCCAGTATTTCCCGAATGCTATTATTCTTAATCCAATGACTGTTAACGGTATGGAATCAGAGAAAGATACGACAGGACGTAATCTTGGTATCGTTAAAATGGTTGATGGGGTGAAATATATTGCCGGTCGCCCGATTATCGAGTACGGTGGTATTCTTCCCGGTAAGTATCTTTTGGGTGACTTCAACCAAGCCGCAAATTTGGTTGATTATACCACTTTGACACTTGAATGGGCTGAAGATGTGGAGACCAAGCTTTGCAACGAGGTTGTATTGATGGCACAAGAAGAAGTTATCTTCCCGATTTATATGCCGTGGGCTTTCGCTTATGGGGATTTGGCCGCATTGAAGACTGCAATAACTAAAGCGTAGGATTATGGATTACATACTTAGAGGTAACGATAAGGATGTAACCAATGTGCTTAAAGAGCAACGCATTCGGATTAATAGAGGGATGATTCAACTCATCCCTATTTCCGAATGTGGTCTTGTTACAGAAGAAGATGCCCGAAAGACATTGGAATGTATGCTTGCAGAGAAAAATGAAGAGATTGGCAGGCTTACTGCATCCATTGCAGAGAAAGATAAGACAATTGTTGAACTGACAGAAGAGCGTGAAACAATGAAAGCTCGCATTGCAGAACTTGAAGTACAGGTGCCTTCTGATGAAAAGAATCTTCCGGTTGCCGATTCAAAAGATTTGCAAGAGGAAGATGCCAAGGAGGTAACTGTTACAGATGATAAAGCCGTTTCCGTGGAAGATGAAAAGAAAACCGGGAAAGGCAAGACTTCTAAATAACTATCGCTATGTTGATTGATGTTTCATATTTTATGTCAGGTCCCAGGCATATTGAGAATGTTTCGGTCGTTGAAATGCCTTCGCCCCAATCTCTTGCTGTGAATGAGGTGATAAATGGGTATATTAAGGCATTTCAGCCCGAATTTCTCCGGAATGTTGTTGGTGTGACTCTTTCCCAAGCTATCACAGATTATTTGGAGCTTATTGAACGGGAAAAGGAAGATTCTTCAAATGAAGTTGATATTTCAGAAGAGAAAGAAGAACCCCAGTCCGGATATGCAATATTGTGCGAGAAGTTGTGTGAACCGTTCGCTGACTATGTCTTTTATCATATTCTTCGTGACGCAAACACACAGGCTACAATAACCGGGCTTGTCCGTTTGAAATGCGCTAATGAATATGTAGCTCCTTTGAAGAGACAAGTAAGCACATGGAATAGCATGGTAGAGAAGAACAAACAGTTTGTTGAATGGGCTATGTCGAATGATTGTCCTTTTGATGTGAAAATAACCAAGAATCTTTTGACCCCAATTAATGCTTTCAATTTATGATAGATTTAGATATAACAGAACTGTTTGAGGAGATTGTAAAGGAACTTCCAGAAGGGCTTGAAATCCTCTATCCAAATGGGAAAGGGGGAACTAAAGTAGTGAAGTCCCCAAGATTGAATTACATCTTCGGTAGCAGTCAATATATCAAAGATATTTTAGATGAATACAGTAAGTCTTCTGCCCAGTCTGAAAGGAAGTTTCCATTGGTTGCACTATTCACTCCAATAAGTGAAGATAGAGGTGACGCGGATTATTTTTCAAAAGCAAAGGTTTCGTTAATTATAGCATGTTCTTCTTGTAAAGAGTGGAGCAATGAGATGCGCAGAATCACATCTTTTAAAAATATCCTTCGGCCAATCTATAAACGTTTGTTGGAAGTATTATATGAAGATTCCCGGTTCGACTGCGACTATGACGAAAAAGTGAAACATAGTTATTCAGAAAACTATTCATATGGCAGATACGGAGCCTATACAGATTCCGGTGAGGCTGTGAGCGAGCCGATTGATGCCATAAATATACGCTCGATGGAAATAAAAATTAATAATCTTAATTGTAGAAGAAAATGAGAAAGATTAGAACGTGTAAGGGTTCCCGGATGAACACTGGTAGTTCTGCTTGTAGCATTGACTGGAAAAAAGTCAAAGGTGCTATCTTGACAGAACATGGTGTCAAACTCCCTGCTGATATAACAGGTGAGAAGTTGCTCGAATTGTGCCATGCAGACCGTCCCGGGCGTATTTACCCTATTTTGCCATTCCTGGAGTATGCCAAGAATGGTGGAGAGCCCCAAGTTAATGCTGTAGGGTACGGTGCAAGCGAATACAACGGGCTTAGTGCTCAAACAGACACCTTCACTTTGAAGAAATTTGATGAGGTTTTGAATGCCCAGCTTCTGAAATGTGCCAATAAAGGATGGGACGTTTACTTTTGGAATCAGGATAATATGTTGATCGGTTATAATGATGACACTGATATCCTTGCCGGTATTCCGATGTCTACTGTTTACCCGACCGTGACACAGTACCCGACCAGTAGTGCTAAGTCTGCGATGACTGTTAGTTTTTCACATGAAGATGTGGAAGACAGCCAATTGCACTTTGACTATGTGCAGTTAGACTTCAATCCCAAGAATTTCGTTAAAGGCTTGGTTGATGTTGTGTTTCAAAAGTTGGAGGCCGAAAATACTTACAAAATAGTTGAAGTTGTTGGTGGTTATGACCGTACAGAAGAATTTGGCAGTCTTATTGCTGATGGTGCTGCTGAAGTTATGAATAACGTAACTTCTGCTACATATTCGGATGGTATCATTACCATTGTTCCTAAAGCCGGGGCGGTTCCTTCGTTGAAAGCTCCTTCTGTATTGTATGAAAAAGGAATTAGAGGTATCGAGCAGGTGTCATGAAGGTAGATAATGTTACGTTCGTCGAGGTTGCTGTGAAGGGCATGACGAAGGAAGAGTTTATTAATGCACACATTAAAGTCGTGTGGCAGGAACTGAAGGAAGCTGACCGCAAGAAGAAGCTCTCGGAAGTGTACGATGCGATAACTAAGTAACCGACGGGCTGGGGTGTGATTACAGCCCGGCCCGTTATATTTTTACTGTATGGCAGATTTTGATGAATTACATAGAGTTATTCATTCCATTGCATCCGGGTTTGAAGAGGAATGTATTAGGTGTATGGAAGAACATAAGAATGTGCTCGTTGATTGCATTCAGGAGCAATTATATTCCGGTCTGGACGGTACTGAACATCTATTGAATCCTGATTATGATACTGACACCTATTTTAACGAGCCCGGTCCCTGGCAGAACCGTGCGGAACAATATAAACGATGGAAGGAGAGGATAACTCCACCTCTTAGAAGTGAGATGCTTTATTTGCCACCGCGTCCGGTTGAGGTACCTAACCTCTTTATTACTGGTACTTTCTATGATAGCATAACTGCCGATAGAATTGATTCCGGGCTTCGATTCTCAACGAAAGGATTTACGGACGGTAGTTCTATTGAGAAGAAATACGGTGAGCAGATTTTAGGCATTGGTGATACAGCTAAAGAGTACTTTAATATTATGTATCTCCGTCCCTGGATGGAACGTTTCTTTTCAGAATGTGGATATCGGTAGAAAATGGCTTGTAGTTGCGAAATAAAAAAGATGCAGAGTGAACTGGAACGTATCAGTGATCTGGCAAAGAAAGCAGCTGTCTTGGATGGTTGCATGTATGTCGTTTATCAGAAAGAAGATGGTACCTATGCTTTTGATAAACTAGGAGTTGAGATAAAAGGAAAGATTGTTGAATATAGACATTACCTGTAATTATGGCAGATTTAAAATTAAAAGATTTCGTTGATGAGAGCGATTTGCAGAAATTGGTGGAGCTTGATAATACTATTGAGCGTGTGAGGGCTGATTATGCTAATGCGGCCAAAGAATTAGCAAAAGGTTTGAAACTAAATGTAGAAGGCGTTGCTGATCTTGAAAAGTTGAGTAATCTTTATAATACCCAAGCAAAAACGGCTGGTTCTGCATCTGCTGAATTAACCGAAGCCCTTAGAAGACAGTCTGAAATAACTCAAACTGTCAGTAAGAAGATAGAGGAAAAGCTAAATGTAGAGAAATTATCTGCTGCTGAACTGAAGAAACTAACCAAAGCAAACTCGGATAATGCTGTGTCCTTGGAAAAGGCTGCTAAAGCAGAAGCTAACTTGACAAAAGCGCAGAATGCCGGTAATGCTACTCGTAAGAAAGCTGTTCTATCTGAAGAAGAACGTTTGAAACTTATCAGAACTGCTATTATCTTGACTAATCAGGAAGTACATAGCCGTTCACAAGCAAAGGAAATGAATAAGCAGCTGCAAAAGGCTGTTGATGTTTTGAAAGATACGGATGAAAACTATATTCGTACACTTGCCCGTCTTAATTCTACTATTGGAATCAACACTGATTACATAAAGCGAAATTCCGATCGATATAGTCAACAGAAAATGACAATTGGTGCATACCGGGAAGAAGTAAAGGCTGCATGGGTTGAGATACAGAACGGTAATAAGTCCATGCAGAATATGGGTATTATTGCCCGGAATGCAGGAAGGATGCTTAAAACGGAGATGGCTCCTGGGCTAAGCCAAGTTAGTGCAGGATTGAAAGGATGGGCTGCTGGATATATTGGTGCACAAGCTGTTGTTGGAGGGATTGTTAAGATGTTTACGCAGCTGCGTGAAGGCGTTGGTTCCATTGTTGAATTTGAATTTGCTAATAGCAAACTTGCAGCGATTTTAGGTACGACGGCTGACAATATCAAAGAATTAACCACTGATGCGCGTCAATTAGGAGCAACAACGAAATATACAGCTGCACAAGCTACTGAACTACAAATAGAATTAGCCAAATTAGGTTTTACACGTCGTGAAATATTAGATTCGACAGGTGCCATATTACGATTCGCACAAGCAACTGGAGCTGAACTTTCGGATGCAGCCGCATTGTCTGGTGCTGCATTGAGAATGTTTAATGCTAGCACTAAAGAAACAGAACGTTATGTATCTGCTATGGCTGTTGCTACATCAAAGAGTGCCTTATCTTTTTCTTACCTAGCTACCGCCTTGCCTATTGTTGGTCCAGTTGCAAAGGCATTCAATTTCCAAATAGAAGATACTTTGGCATTGTTAGGAAAGCTTGCAGATGCAGGTTTTGATGCTTCAATGTCTGCAACAGCCACTCGTAATATTTTGTTGAATTTGGCTGATGGCAATGGCAAATTAGCTAAAGCACTTGGAGAACCTGTAAAAACATTGCCTGAGTTGGTTGCTGGCTTAAAGAAACTGAAAGAACAAGGTGTAGATTTGAATACAACTTTAGAATTAACAGATAAACGGAGTGTCGCCGCTTTCAATGCTTTTCTTACAGCTTCTGATAAAATTGTTCCATTGAGGGACCAAATTACAGGCGTGGATAAAGAACTAGCAGATATGGCAGATACCATGAGTAACAATGTTAAAGGTTCTATTGCGGGACTTTCTTCTGCGTGGGAAGCATTTATGTTATCCTTCTATGATTCCAAGGGTATAATGAAGGATGTCCTGGATTTTCTGGCAAGAGGGTTGAGGAATGTTGCTACACAGCTGAAGGGGTATTCTGAATTACAAGATGAAGCAGACAATAAGGCTGTTGCCTTTGCACAGAAAGAGATGATGAAATCTGATATTTTGGAGAAGAATGCTAGAAATATGCAGAGGTTGTATAAAGAATATATAAATTCAGGAATGTCTGCTGATGAGGCGGCCAAAAAGGCTAAAGAGGATTATATTGAAACATTGAAGTCTCGTTTGGAATATGAAAATAGTGATTATCAATTAGCTATAGATAATCGTAAGAAATTGGAAGGAGAATTGAAAGACAGGGGATTCTTTACAATTCTGACCTCATGGAGACGCACAAATAATGTCATTAAAGATGAGATCGATGTTGCAACTAAAGCTGCTGCAGGTAAGAAGGCTATTTCATCAATAACAGAATCTCTTATTGAACAACTTGATACCATTGATTTGAAAGAGAATGGTGGTACAAAGGGGAATTCAGTAAAGGTACTTACTGATAAAGAAAAACGTGAACAGGAAAAAGCTCTCAAAGAGAAGCTGAAAATTCATGAAACTTATCAGGAGTCAGAACTAGCTCTTATGGATGAGGGACTGGAGAAAGAACTTGCTAAAATTGGTGTTGCTTACTCGAAGAAGATTGCTGCCGTCAAGGGTAATAGCAAAGAGGAAATTGCTACACGTCAGAATTTAGCTAAGGAAATGCAGGAAAAGCTAGATGAGTTTACTATTAAGTATAATTCTGATCGTGAGAAGAAGGATGTTGAGAACGCTCTTGCTGTTGTAAAAAAGGGGTCCCAGGAAGAACTTGATTTGAAATTGCACCAGTTGGAATTGCAACGTGAAGCAGAAATTGATGCAGCAGAGAAAACAGGTGAAGATGTTTTTCTCATTGACGACAAATATGCAAAAAAGAAACAAGAACTTTACGAAAGACATGCATCCGATCAGGTGCTATTAATAGCAGAGAATGCAGCGCATGAGCAGGAAATCCGGGATGCTGCATATGTTATGGATACGCTTGCTCTTAAAAAACAGTTAGCTTCTAAGGAAATAACCCAGCAAGAGTATGCAGAACTTGAGTATCAGTTAAAATTAGATTATGTACGTAAAACAACCGAAGCTGCAATTGATGCGTTGGAGTTGGAACTTCGAAACGAAAATTTGAGTGCAGAGGATAGGGCAAAGATTGCAGAGCAGTTACAGAAATTGAAAGCGGACCTTTCCCAGCAAGAAGCAGAAGCGGAAATAGATGCTATCAATAAAGTTACTAAAGCGGATGAGAAAGCACAGAAAGAACGTCAGAGGAATCTGAAAAAATGGCTTCAAACTGCATCTCAAGCAGTGGGTGCTATTGGTGATCTAGTCTCTACTATTTATGATGGTCAGATTCAGAAAATAGAAGAAGAGCAGGAAGCTAATGATGAGAAATATGATAAGGATGTAGAACGAATACAGAATCTAGCTGATTCGGGAGCAATCTCCGAAGAAGAAGCAGAAGCTCGTAAGCGTGCGGCCAAGGAAAGAACTGAAGCTAAGAATGCTGAACTTGAAAAACAAAAACAAGAAATGGCACGTAAACAAGCCATTTGGGAAAAGGCGACTAGTGTCGCTCAAGCTGGAATAGCCACTGCACTGGCAATAACTGAAGCTTTACCGAATATTCCTTTATCTATTGTTATTGGTGCCATGGGAGCAATTCAGGTTGCAACTATTCTTGCAACTCCTATTCCTTCCTATGCAGACGGTACTCAAGGTAATGATAGGCATCCCGGCGGTGCCGCTTTAGTTGGTGATGCCGGTAAACATGAAGTTATCATGTATTCTGGAAAAGCATGGATTACTCCTGATACTCCAACTTTAGTTGATATTCCTAAAGGTGCGCAAGTCTTTCCTGATGTTGATAAGGTAGATATCTCTAATTTTGATATACCGGATTGGGACTTTCCCACATTTTCACCGACATATTTTGCATCTTCTTCCGGTGACACCATTGTTTTCAATGATTATTCCCGATTAGAAAAAAGGGTTGATAGAACAAATTTCCTTTTGATGAAGAGTCTAAAAATGCAACGCCAAGATGCTTCTAACCGTGAATTTGAACTGTATAAGTTATCTAAACTGAAATAGCCATGATTGAAAGATTAAATCAGATAACATTGAGTGATTTCATTGAACTTTCATGCGGAAACTATGCTTGTTTGCTTTCGGACTGCAAATCTATGTCCGAAAGCACGCTTAAAGAAATAGCGTCTAAATTACTTGTCGAATACAGAAGTATTGTTAATCCTTCAAATATGAAGGCTATGGTAATGGACAAAGAGGATATGCTGAAAGAACGTGCCAAACTATTGAGTCTTCGTATTTGTCAGGCTCTTGTTTCTCTTGGCTTTTATGATGATGTTCGTCAGGTATTGGGTCAACTAAATGTAGATACCCGAAATATGAGTGATGAACAAGTAATATCGAAGATTGATTATTTACTTCATTCTGCAATTTTTGAGCAAAAACGGAATGAGGAAAGACGCAGTGAGGAACATAAAGGAAGTAAGGCTACTCCTGAACAAATTCGTTCTTCTTTTGATGCTGAGATTGCTTTTCTAATGACATTCTTTAAAATGAGTATTGATTCTCGTGTAATTAGTGCTGCTGTCTACGCAAATATCGTTCATCAAGCTGATGTTGAAATATCGATCAGAAAAAGAAGCACATGATAATATTGGTACTACATATATGCTGTAATTCGATTAATTTTTAATTAAAGCGAATTATTTCATACAGTCGTTTGTACATCTCCTTTAGAATCACAAACGACTTTTTTATGAATAGAAAAAACAGCATCCATTGTATAAATAGGCATTTATACAATGTTTTATTGTCAGAATTACGTACATTAGAGACGAAGTGTAATCGGATAACAGCAGAAGTGTCCGAGGTAAAAAAAATGATTGCCTTATTGCCCCCCGATATAGGCACTCTTATTAGTTCAATCGAGCGTTCTGCTAAGGAAATGCACGAACAAAGTATCATGCACCGGAAATATGTGGAAAGGTGCATTAATGGCGAACCGAAGATACACCTAATAAGGAGGGCTGACAATGGACTTTGAAAAGGAATTATCAGAAATATATCCTTGGATATTAAAGGTGGCAAGAAAATTCTGCTGTTCCATGCAAGATGCTGAAGACTTAGCCGGTGATACAGTTTATAAGCTACTTGTGAATCGTGATAAATTTGATTGTTCTAAACCACTTCAACCGTGGTGCCTTATTATAATGAGGAATACTTATATAATAAGATACAATAGAAATTCCCTTATACATTTTACAGGGCTTGATATGGTAGACGGAAGTGCCATTTCTAACTGTACAGCTCATTCAATACTGTTTGATGATTTGGTTTCCACAATACAACGGTGTGCTAAAAAATCCCGTTGTATTGATAGTGTGATGTATTATGCTGGTGGGTATTCTTATGATGAGATAAGTGAAATCCTGAACATTCCTGTCGGAACTGTAAGAAGTCGTATTTCTTCTGCTCGGAAGTTTATACTTCAGGAGATTTCCTATTAGAGTTAAATAAGGTTTTAATTCGATTTCAGAAGAAAAAAATTTTTTGAAAAAGTTATGCTATTACATAACTTTTGACTATATTTGCAATACCAAATAACATAAAAGTCAAACCAAAAAAAGTGAATTATGGAAACAAAGTCTAATTTTAGAGCCAGAGTGATGAAGTATGCTCATCACCTCCTTTCAACAACAAAAAAGAGTTGGAAATATTGTCTGCTAAAAGCGTGGGAGCTTTACAGACTTGCTAAAAGAATGAGAAGCGGTGAAGTTAAATTCGCCTATGAGAAAGTGAATGGCAGTATTCGCTATGCTATCGGTACTCTTAAAAATGTGCCTGCAGGTGCAACAAATAAGGGTAAACGTATGACAAAGCCTTCTTATAAAACTTTCTCTTACTTCGATGTTGATAAGCAGGAGTTTAGAAGCTTCAAAATTGAGAACCTTGTAACCGTGTATTGATATGACTTCATTAGAATACTACTCAAAGAGAAAAGAGGATAGCAGGCAAGAGCTTGCTACCCTCATAGCACAGGCTAATCAGTTCATCGGTGGTACACATAACAGCCTCAACACCCATACTAATCAAGGGAGTAATATTGCCAATATAAAAATGCTTTCTCAACAATTACAGCAGCTAACAAGCCGTATTGAACTGGAAAAGCAAAAGGGAGATATGCTTGAAAGTATCTGTTTGACATTAACCACAGAAGGGTAAGCATATGAAAGCCACTTTGTTAAAAGTTACCGGAGAAACAGTTGAGATTTCTCCGGTGAATGGGAACTGCTTTACCCTAAATGAAGCGCAGAGTTTAGTAAATGGCTATGTTCAAGTCATTGATATTTGCCCTAATAAAATAATGATAATGAATGAGGAGGGTAAATTCCACTTTGAGTTGAATGTTGAGGCTACCCGGATTGCATTAATGAATAGTGCTATTTTTCCCGATGATTATATAGCCGGTGACGCTATTGTGTGTGATGATACTATGTTCTAACCCTTTAATTTCAGAAAATATGAAAACAATTTATAGAGTAGAATCACCAACCGGTGAAGTTCGTGTATTGGAAGTGTCTCGCAATGAGACTGGATATAATGTTTACATAGATGATTCAAACATCTGTGAGAGCATTACTGAAGAAGAACTTACAGAAGCATTAGAGAACCCCAATTTTTAAATATGAATCAGAGTTTTCCATTTTGGAAACAACTAATAACAGAATAGATGAGTAATAGTATTGCAGCCAATGATATCATTCAAAATATTGACGATCTGTTAGCTGAATATCCGGTTGATGAATGTATTAGCATCTTACAGGAAGTGGTAAAGCAGATAGATGTGCGTATTAAGGATTTTAGTGAACATATATAATAATAAAGATATGAATAATATATTTACAATTTGCTATTCAGAAGAAGAAGCTANNNNCCGTGAAGCAATTTGGTGGGCTTTTAAAGAAACTAAAAGACATCATTCGTGTTTCATATATGTTGGCGTTAGAGGTTGTCAAATGATTGTGTCCAGGACTAAAAGGGGGCTTCGCAGGAACGGACTTAAATACATTGAGAAGAAACGAATGTTTTACAACTTATTAAGTAGGTATTAAGTAAATAAAAAGATAGCAAGGAGGCAAATATATGGGTGTAGCTTGTGTACAAGACATCTACAGATGCGATACTTGTAAATCTGCATCAGACGAATACGGAAGGGGATGTAAGCACGGAGTATTATTCCCCTTACTTCTCGTTATGGCAAACAGCCGTAAATGTGAAAACTATGAGTTTGACCCGGAAAAGGTCAAACTCCATTTACAGAGAAAAGAGAAAAAGATAAATTTATAATAAAAGTAGTTGTTCGGAATTTTTAAATGGCCTATAAACGAATAAAAAAATGAGCGAAATAAAGTTTAGATATAAATTTGATTCAACCGCCTATGTCGTGGATGAAGCATATTTTCTTAAAATGGAACGAATGGCAAAAATGAATGGTGAGAAAATAGAAAAACTTGCCGAAAAGAAATTCAGGAACTATCTCAATGATGGTATGAATCCTATCAAACTGGAATTTAGAATAAGAGGTGTTGAGGAGCTTGTAGGGCATAGCGTTATAACTGAATTGAATTATGGGGAAAGGGGTTATCCGATGTCTGTTCCAGAAAGGATAAAGTATGCAATCGTTGATGATATTGCAGGCTATGTAGAAGATAGATTTAAGCATTACAAAGATGATTGTCAAACACTTTTTGACAAGATGTATAGAAAGCATGAAGAAAGAATTAAAAAGAAAATTAGATTTTGGAAATATCTTTTTGCCATTACCTTTTTCATGTTGCTAATCGAATGTATTTGTAGAATAGTTCAATAAAAGAATAAGTATGAATAAAGAAGAAAAAATATGCACCATCATAAATGGTCATTTTTCGTATATATTAAAAGTAGACGGAATTGAAACATCGTTTACGGGTAGCCATAATGCAGACTACTTTGAAGAACATTATAAAAATCTTGGATACGAAGTCATTCGTATAAACCATGAATAAAATTATAGTAAAACAAAGAAGATATGAGCATAAAGATTGATAAGAGTGCGTATGAGAAACTAATCAAAGAGGATTTAGACTTTCTCAATAAACATTGTCCGAATAGTTTAGAATTAGACCATATTAAGTTAATTGTTTGTAGTTCTATTGATTGGCATTATCCGGAAAAGACTAAAAGTATGTGTCTTAAAGATAAAACAAAGGAATGCAACTTGTGCCACGAATGCGATGTATATGTTCTTAATCCGAGTTATTAATGACGTAAAACAAGATAGAAAGGAAATAAATTATGATATTCATATATAGAATAATTGCAGATAACTCTATTGTAATAATGCCTGGCGTATCTTCTGTTGATGCCCATAGTAAACTGATAACGGCATTGAATATGGTAGATAGTGATTTTTATTTGGTGGGTATGTTATCTCAAGGTGTTATTATTAAAGGTGATTTTCAAACTCAATATTTATGATGAAAACTTTTGCGGAAAGATATAAAGAAAGTATCGTGAATCTTTCAAAGGAAGAATTGATACAACAAAGGGACATTATACTAAATCATATTGAAGCCCAACGTGAACGTTTGCATATTGTCAGTAACGAGAAAAAAGTACATGATATTCGAGTGGCTATTAAAAGGGCTAATATTAAGCTTCGGGAAATAGATAGCTTACTGAAGAACCTGTGTTCTTCTGAAGATAGTTCTATATATCATTTATTGGATAGTCGGATATCCAGATTTATAAATGAAATTGTTGAAGATCCTAATTTTGTTATTCCTAATTGGTCTAAGTATATACTTCTGTCTGGAACAGCAGAGGAAGTCTGTGAGAGTGCAAATAATGGTGAATATGGTGAATTGTGTGTTGTCGCTGATTCTAAAGGTCAAATTATGTGGGAGTGGAATGGGGACAATGGATGGTGTATGTCTGATTAAATATTGTTTCTCCTAAAAATAATTATAATAGAGATTGAATTTGTATCTATTTTGAGACTAATTATCATTTAGGAATTATATATTTGCATCTTAAATAAAGGAGAATTTATGAAAAAGAAATTAGTTTGTGATAATGATGCCAATTTAAGAAAAACTCTTGCTCCAAAAGTGAAGAGAAATTTTCGTGTACGAAAAGAACAGTTTTCCTTTAGCTAAAGATATCGTTATACATATTAATTATTCAGATAAAGTGATAGATTAAAAATGAATCTTTATATTCTATATTTATGTTTAGAGAAGCAATACTCGAGGCTCTAAAAAAGAGAGGAATTACGCAGGTAGAACTTGCTAACCATTTAGGGATAAACAAAAGCCCCTTGAATGCTTTTTTGAAAGGAAAAGGTAAAATTAGTATGGAGAACATTGAAAAGTCCTTTTTATTCCTTGGTATAGATATTGTTTTGAAAAACAGATAGTTATATTGCATTTTAGCAAAGCATGATTTTCAAGAATTTAGCCAATCGGGAAACCGGTTGGCTTTTTCTATATATTTGCTCGTGAACGTTCAAAAGGAGTTAAAATGCTTTGTAAATATGTACTTACCGTTGATAGTATTTCTTATGATATTCCCAAATCTTGTATTCAGAATTGGGATGAAATAAAGTTTTCCCGTAAACGCTCCGGACTTGAAGGAATAACTAGAACCTTTACTTCAAAATTCCAGTTTGTGGGAGAAGCCTATGATCTCATATTGGAGGAGTATTTGAGCAAATACCTGGCTTCTAATGCTAGTATC